AACGCAAGGTGTCTCGACGTGCTCAAGGCGTCGGTGAAGGCCTACGTGCCGCGGGAGGTCCGCACCTACTATTTCCACGGCGTCGGGGCGACGTTCGGCGAGGCTTACAACCACGCGGCGGGGATTGCGTTCAAGGAGCACGACCAGATCGTCGTCTGCAACGATGACATCGTCTTCACACCGACGACGTGGAAGACACTCATGTATGATGTCGCCTTCATTCGCGTGCATCATCCAGACCTCGGCTGGGTGGCAGCGCGCTCGGACTACGCGCGAGGCGCGCAGAACATCCGATGCGGCACCGGGCGCTTGGACTTCCTGCGTTTCGAGTCGGAGCGCAGCATCATCGAGACGCCGGTTATCGCTCCGATTTGCGCGTGGATTCACCGAGACGCGTGGGTCGATTTCCCGCCTATCAACTGGTTTTCCGATGACGTTCAATGCGCGGACATGAAGCGCAGGCACTTCGTTTCCCGTGCCTACGTGCATCACGTCGGCTCTCAGACGTGCGGCAACGACGCTGCCAAGTGCATGGCCGATGCTGAGCCGTGGATCAAAGCGAACCGGCCGGCGATGCACGCGCAGCATTTCGGCACGCTTTGACGATTCGCGCAATTGTATGGCCGCCGTTCGAGACTTCGACCCGACGCAAATCAACTCCGACTTCTCCGCGATCTTGGAGCAGGCCGGCATTTCGTTTACGTATCAGGGCGCGGCGGTGACGGGCGTTTGGTCAGCCTCGCGCAACGCGTTTGCGGAGTTCGAGGACCAACGCCGGGACGACTCGCGCTTCACCGTGTTCCTGCTCACGACAAGCGTCAGCGCCGTTCCGCAGGTCACGCAGACGCTTTCGCGGGCTGGCATTACCTATTTTATTGATCGCGTCATGCTCGACGCCGAGGGCGCGGGATGTGAACTCGAAGTGCAAAAGTCGATATGATCGAAATCGAAGCAAGTTTCTCGCGGCTAGAATTCCAGCTAGCGAAGCTCGCCAACGCGGCAAAGGTTGACCTCGGGCTGGTCATCAAGGAGGAGGCGAAATACGCGATCCAGACCATCGTCAAATTCACGCCGCCCAAGAGCAAGCAGCAGGGCGCGAACGCGGTGCGGGCTGACTTTTCGAGACTGGCTCAGCCGCTCGTTTATCAGGAATTGCAGGCCAAGGCCACCGAAGGCGGATTCTACAAATCGATGGCACGATACGTGCGCAACCGACAGGTCGAGAAACTTCGCGCGCTTTTGCGAAACCCGAAGCTTTCATATTACTACGGGATGCGACTTTTGGAGAACGAGGACGCTCTCCGCCTTTACCACCGCAGCAGACAAAAAACAAACGCACGAGGGCGCATTACAGGTAAGCCGGATCACCTGGCATTTGGAGCTGACTTCAAAAAGTATCGCAACGAGATCGAGGGCCGCGTCGGCTGGACCGTCTCGGGATGGAACTCATCGGCAAAAGTCACCGGTGCGCGATACAAGAAATTCAGCGACAAGCTCAAGCCGCAGGCGAGCGGCAACAAGCTGTTCGGCTCAGTGCAATCCAGCTTCGGTCCGCAGCCTTTCATCAAAGCGACGGCGCACAACGTGAAGATCCCAAATTATCAGCGCATGATTGACGGCGCGATCAACTCGCGAATTCAAACGACCGTCAAAAAGATTGAGGCGATACGTGCAAACGCTGCGGTCAATTTGGGTTTCATAAGAGTAAAAGGAATGATGCCACTTAAAACAGCAGCATGAGCACCCGAACAAACATCCGCAACGCCACCGCCAACGCCTTGACCGGCGCTCTCGTCGTTCCGACCGCGAACATCTTGCGCGGGCGCAACAACACGATTGCGAGCGTCAGCTTTCCCTCCGCCGCCGTTTACGCGGTCAGCGAGCAGATCGAGGTCCGCACGCTCGGGCCGAGCAACCGCACGCAATACCGGCAGCTGCAGCTCGTCGTGGACTACTTCACCGCCGAGAGCGGCACCTACCTGATCGATGACCTTTTCGACACCGGCAGCGCAGCGGTCGAGGCGGCGGTGCTCGCGGACGTTACGCTCGGCGGGCAGTGTCAAGACCTGCATTTGACGAGCGTCGAATATACGATCGAGCCAGACGAAGACCGGCGCTTCGGCTCGGCTCGGCACACCTTTAACTGCATCTATTTTTCAACCGACTAAAAAAATTTTATGGCAACAAAACTCGGCCGAGAAGGCCTCATCAAACTGTCCAGCACGACGATTGGCGAGCTAAGGAACTACGCTCTTACCCACTCGTCCGACACGGTCGAGGACTCCGTCCTCGGCGACACCTACCGCACCCGGCTCGCGTCCATGAAATCGTTCTCGGTTTCTGGTGACCTTTACTGGGACGAAGGCGACGCCGGCCAGCTCCTGATCACCATCGGAAGCTCGGTCACGCTGAACCTTTACCCAGAGGGCGCATCCACCGGCGACGTTTACTATTCCGGCGCCGCCATCGTGACCCAGTTTAACGTAAGTGCTTCATTTGACGGTATTATAGAAGGTCAAATTAGTTTCGAGGGAAATGGAGTGCTTTCTGTGCTAACGGCTTAATTTCGCAGGCAAAAAACACAACACACACATGGACGCAATCGACCTCGTAAGAGAACACTTCGCCTCACTCGGCACGCGCAAAATCGACGTGCCGGAGTGGAAGCTCGTCGTGCACGCAACGCCGGTCACGCTCTCGGAAAAGAACCGGCTTTATCGTCGCAGCAAAGAAAACGACATGGAGCTGCTCGTGGACATCCTGATCATGAAAGCCACCGACGAGCACGGCGCGAAGCTGTTCACGATTGAGCACAAGCCGACGTTGTTGAACAAGGCCGACAGCAATGTGGTCGGCCGCGTCGCCAACGCCATTCTCGCGGACGACGCGCCGAAGGTGGACGACCTAAAAAACTGATCTACGGCGGGGAGGCGGCAGACCTCCTCGCCGTTTACGCGCTCGCGGATCGTCTGCACAAATTTGCCCACGAGGTGCTCGCGATGCCAGCTCAGGAACTGAACGGCTGGCTCGCTTACATCGAACACCAAAACCGAAAACTTAAAAACCATGGCTGAGGCATCATTCACACTTCGGGCGGTCGATGCGACGAAGGCGGCGTTTGCTAGCGTCCAGAACAGTCTTTCGCGGCTGGAAAAAAGCACCGCAACCATCGCAAAACTCGGCAAAAACCTTTTGGGTGGGAGTGCAGTTGTGGCGACGATGACGATGCTGAAAGGCAAAATCGATCAGGTCGTAACAGCGAGCGATGAGATGGGAATGAGCGACGAGCAAATTCTTGGAGCAATGCGCTTCCAAAATGCAATCGAGGGGCTGCTCAACTTTATTGTGCAAATTCCTGCCGCACTTACCCGTGCCGGCTTTGCTTTGGGTGAAATGGTGGGAATTTTAGACGAGACGGATTTGAAAAAGAAACTGGGAGAATTTAGAAAAGAACAGTCGGCGAAAGAAATCAAATCGCTCGGTGAAACGGTTCAGTCTCTCGGCAAAGATTTCGACAAAATTGGACAATCTGCGGGCGCTGCTTTCGATGAAGTCACCGCAGATGTTCAAAGATTAGAAAACGCGATGGCGGCAGTCGACGAAAGCAAACCGCTTGACCGAGCAAAGCTGGAAGTGGAGCTGGCAAGAGCCTACAACGTCGAACGGCAGGTGGGGCTGGATTTATCGAAGCAACTTGCGGACGCGGAAGCGGAGCTGAATAAGAGCAAGCCCAAGGGAGAAATCGCTGAAATCTCAAAGCCGGATAACCTGAGGGCACTTAATGAGCTGCGCGGAATTCAAAATCAGCAGATGATAAAGATTAACAACGAGATGATCACAGCGATTGCGAACGGCAAAGCGGTCGGAGTGATCGAAGAAAGAAAACTGAAGCTCATGCGAGAGCAGACGGACGTAAACCTGAGGCTGAACAAGATTCTTGAGGAAAACGACGCGATCTTTTTAAGCGCCGGCAGCATGATCGCCCAAGGCTTCGAGGACGCAATCTTGAGCGGTCAAAAACTAAGCGAGGTTGTCCGTTCGCTCGGTCGCGATTTGGTGCGGCTGGTGTTTCAGCAAATGGTCACGCAACGCCTCGCGGCAGGAGTTACCGGAGTTCTGCAAGGCAAAGGCTTTGCCGGTTTCATGGCCGATGGCGGGCCGGTCAGCGCAGGCTCCTCTTACGTCGTCGGCGAGCAAGGACCAGAGCTGTTCGTTCCGCACGCCTCGGGCACCATCGTGCCGAATAACAAGATGGGCGGCGGCAGCGGATCGGGCAGCGGAAGCGTTACCGTGAATTACAACATCGCGGCCGGCGTCTCTCGCGCTGAGCTTGCGCCGATCCTCGAACAAGAGCGGCGGCGGCTAAAGGCCGAGATTCCCGACATGGTTCGACGCGGCGGCGGCTATCGTGCAGCCTTCGCCTAATTGTCATGGCCATCACCTATCCACTCACGCCGCCGAGTCCGTTCAACCTCTCGCGCTTGTCGTTTACGGGCGTTTCTGCGACCTCGCGCAACACGTCGCCCTTTACGTTGCAGACCCAGCAATACAACTGGCCGGGCCAAGCGTGGCTCGGCTCGGTCGATTGCCCACCGATGAAACGCGCGGACGCTGAGCAGATTGTCGCCTTCCTGCTCTCGGCGCAGCGCGGCACATTCTATTTCCAAGATTACGCAAATCCGTCGCCACGTGGGAATGTTACCGGGACACTGACTGTTTCGAGCGCGACCGCAAACGGCACAACGCTCACGTTTGGCGGAGCTACCGGCAACTTCGAGGTCGGCGACTGGCTGCAAATCAGCACCTCGCTTTACAAGGTCATTAAGTGGAACGCGAGCAATAGCGTAGACGTTTTCCCGGCTCTCCGCAAAAGCTACGCGGGCGGCACGGCCATCACCTACACCAACGCTAAAGGCGTCTTCCGCCTCGCGTCACCGAGCACCGAGTGGGCCATCGGCGAAGCAAGCATTTACGGCATCGGCTTCGCGATCGTGGAGGACGTCGAGTCATGAGCATCACCACCGCAGGCCGGTCGCTCTCGGCCAACATGGTCACCGAGGTCAGCGCCTCGCAGCTCTCGCCAATCCTGCTCGCGTCGTTCTCGTTCTCGACGCCGGTCAGGCTTTGGAGCGGTTACGGGACGATCACCGTCGGCGCCGTGACCTACCAAGGCATCGGAACGCTTGGCACAATCTCGCCGGTCGAAGAGACCACCGACCTCTCGGCGCGGGGAATTAACTTCCAGCTCTCGGGAATTCCGAGTGCATACGTCTCGCTTGCGCTCACGGAGAACTATCAAGGGAAGGAGTGCAGCGTCCTTTTCGGCGCACTTGACGCAACCGGCGCTCTGGTCGCTTCGCCCGTGACGATCTTCGCCGGCCGCATGGACGTGATGTCGGTCAACGACGACGGGCAGAACGCGACGATTATCATGAGCGCGGAAAACAAGCTCGTGGACTTTCGCCGGCCGCGTGAGGTGCGCTACACGCACGAAGAGCAGCAGAACCTTTATCCACCGGGACCCGGCACACCCGGCGATCTTGGCTTAGAGTTCGTCACCGCGATTCAAGAAAAACAAATTTACTGGGGCAACGCGAAGCTTGCGGCGCCGGTGCGCGAGGGCGGCGGAGAGACCGAGGCCACCTCATACATGTGACCATGCCAGCACGCCGCGACAACTGGCCGGACCTGCTTGCAAAATTCATCGAGCAAAAGCGCGATCAACCTTTCGCGTGGGGAATAAACGACTGCTGCCTATTTGGAGCAAACTGGATTGAGCTTTGCACCGGAATCGACCCAGCGGCGCGTCTGCGCGGCACCTACAACAGCGCGCTTTCTGGCGTGCGCGTGCTCGAAAAACACGGCGGCCTGATCGGAACTATCCAAGCGCACATGGAGCCTCTAGGATTCAAGCCAATCGGCCAAGGATTCGCTGCTCGGGGAGACATCGCGGTGCGTGATTGTGGCAACGGCGAGACGATGACGATCGTGATAGGCTCGAAAATCGCTTATGTCGGGAAGGATGGGCTTTTATTCGCTGACTTAAACGACGGCGCGGAAACGCGTTTCTGGAAAATCTAACATGCCACAAGGAATCATTTACGCTATCGCCTACGCAGTCGCGAGCGCAGCACTAACCGTTGGCGTCACATCGGCAGCGATTGCGACCGCAATCGGATACATCGTGGCTTTCACTGCGGTCATCGGCGGTTCAATGGCCGCGTCGAAACTGCTCGCGCCAAAGATGCCGAGCTTCGCCGACTCGTCGCTCTCGGACCGGTCGCAAATGGTTCGGTCGCCAATCTCGGCGCGGACGATCGTTTACGGCAAAACCCGCGTCAGCGGAACCATCGTTTACCTCAGCACGACGGGAGACAAAAATCAGTTCCTTCACATTGTCGTCACGCTCGCCGGCCACGAGATTCAAGCGATTGACGAGGTGTATTTCAATGACGAGTTGGTGCCGCTGGTCAGCAACGTGCCTCAAGGTTTTTACAACGGCGTGGCGCGCATCAATAAGCATCTCGGCGAGACTTATCAGACGGTCGATGAAGACTTGGAAGACGACACCGCGAGCCTGACGGATGGAAAATGGACGGAGAACCATCGCCTGCGCGGCATCGCCTACCTTTACGTTCGCCTGACGTGGGACGCCGAGAAATTCCCGAGCGGGATTCCGAACATCAGCGCCGTGATTCGCGGCAAGAAGGTGCTCGACCCTCGCACGGCGACAACCGCCTATTCCGCCAACGCTGCGCTCTGCCTCCGCGACTACCTGACCGACACGGCGCTGGGCCTGGGCATGACCACCGCCGAGGTGGACGACACCGCTTTCGGCGTCGCCGCGACGATCTGCGAGGAACAGGTTCAAATCCTTCCGCTCTCGCCGACTGTTTACGAGAACCGCTACGAGGCCAACGGCGTCATCGTTACGAGCGCATCGCCCGACGAGAACATCGGAAAGCTGCTCAGCGCGATGGGCGGCCTGATCGCCTACACGGGCGGGCGCATCGTTCCTTACGCGTCCGCCTACCGGATTCCGACCGTGACGCTGACCGAGAAGCACTTCGTGGGACCGCTCAACGTGCAGACGCGAACGAGCGCACGCGACCGCGTGAACAGCGTAAAGGGCGTTTACGTCAGCGAGACGAACAACTGGCAGGTGACCGACTTCCCGACGATCAGCTCGGCCACCTACGTCACGGCGGACAATAACAACGTCTTCTTCCGCGACGTCGTGCTCCCGTTCACCACCTCGCCTAGCTGCGCTCAACGGCTCGCCGTGCTCGAACTGCGCCGTGCTCGCGAGGAAATCACGTTCTCGGCACGCTTCCGCCTTGAGGCGATGCAGGTCCGCGCCGGGGACACGGTGATGATTACCAACGAAAAGCTCGGCTGGTCGTCAAAGGTCTTCGAGGTCATGGAGTGGAACTTTGCTTCCGACGGCACGCCTCCGCAGGTGTTCATCGACATGACTCTGCGGGAGACCGCTTCGTCGGTTTACTCGTGGACCGTCTCGGACGAAATCGCCGTGCCGGACTCGCCGAACACGACGTTGCCAGACCCGTTCACGCTCGGCGCGCCGACGAACCTTTCGCTCACCGCAGACGGCACGACGCAGCTGGTGCAGGCCGATGGCACGATCTTGCCACGTATCCGCGTCGGCTGGACTCCACCGGCTGCGGAATTCATCCAGTCGGGCGGCTCGGTCGTCATCGAATACAAGCCGGCCGCGTCCACGACCTACCTGACTTGGAACACGGTGGAGGGCGCGCAGA